AGAAGTTATAGAGATGATAGTGGAGCTTTAGTTACAAATGATACTTTATCAAATGTAAAATCAAAAACTTCTAAATATAGAAAACAAGTTAGACAAAAAGTAAATTTTGCAATGAATAAACCTTTTGTAATTAACTGTGATGACGATAAGTATAAAGAACAATGGGATTTATTCTTAAATAGGAATAGAAGAAAAGTAATTAGTAGGGCAGGAAAACAAGCTATAAGCAAAGGCATTGCTTGGTGTTATCCTTGGATAGATGAAAATGGAGATTTACAAATAGTTGATACAATATCAGAAACAATATATCCCGCTTGGAGTGATACAGCTCATACAAAACTAGATGCAGTTGTTAGAGATTATATAGTTACTGAATATATAAATATGACTCCTCAAGATAGTAGAATAGTAGAATTTTGGGATAATAAAATAATGCAAAAATTTATAGATTATTCTTTAGGTTCTGGTAGTGGAGATTTAGTAGATGTAAATATAGAACAAAATTCAGAATTAAGTGATAGAGCTTCTGTAATAAATACACATATGACAAATAAACAAGGAGAAGGAATTAGTTGGGATAGAGTTCCATTTATTCCATTCAAAGGAGTAGATGATGAATTACCAGCATTAAATGAATGTAGAAGTGATGTAGATAACTATGATTTAGTTAAATCAAAAGGTATTGATAGTATATTAGATGATATCGATGCTGTTTTAGTTGTTAAAAATATATCAGCAGAATTAAGCGAATTAACAAAAGCAAGAAAAATAGTACAAAATTCAAGAATAGTATCCGTAGAATCAGATGGAGATGCTCATTTTGAAAAAGTAGATGCTAATATAGAAGCTATAAGAGATGAGCTTGATTTAATTAAGAAAGACATTATAAATGATACAAATACAGTTGATTTAACTTCAATAGAATTTGCAAGTAATCCATCAGGAAAAGCAATGCGTATGTTCTTTGAACCATTAAATGAGTGGGCAAATGGTTTTGAAGAAGAATTTAGAGTATTTATGGAAAATTTAAAATACTTCTTTGATAAATGGTTATCTTGGAAAGGTGGCTTTGGAACTTTTGAAGAATTACAACAAAAAGATATTGATTTTACACTTGATAGAGATTTAGTTGTAGATGAAAGTGAAATTATAGATAATATAGTTAAACTAGAAAATGAATTATCACAAGAAACAAGAGATGAATTAAATCCTTATGTAGACTCACACGAACAAGAAGAGGAACGTAGAGAAGAAGATAGAAAAAAACAACAAGAACAACAAGAATTATTCCAATTTGAAACAGATGTAGATGAAACAGAAGAAGAAAACATTTATGATGAAGAAAATAACAAAAATGTGGAAAAAGAAGATAAAAAAGATAACAAAAATGTGTAAAATACCACTAAAAATAGTTATAAAAACGTGTAAACCCTTGATACTGTAAGAGTTTAACGTATGACGTACGAGAATGCGTTTTAAAGCGTTTTTATTTAAAAGTAATATACTTATATACCTAAAAAATAGGAGATTTTAATGGATTTAGAGAAATTTAGAGAAAAACAAATTAAATATTGGACAGATAGAAATCAAGCTATGTTTTTAACTGGAGAAAAAGATGCTTTATCAGTTGCTAAATTATTAAAATCAAATTATGAAGAATCTTTAAAGCTAATTCAAAATGAATTATACAAATTTTATGGTATGTATGCTCACGATGGAAAATTAAGCTATGAAGATGCTAGAAAATTATTAGATAAATCAGAGTTAAAATCGTTTAAGCAAGAATTAAAAGAAATGATAAATTATGCAAAGCAAAATGATATTGATACAAGTAAATTAAAACAATTATATACAAAAGCAAGAGTAACAAGATTAGAAGAATTAAAAACTCAAATAGAAGATGAATTAAATAGATTAACCGTTGAAAATGAAAGTCAAATAAAAGGTTTATTAGAAGATACTTATACCGAAGGATATTATAAATCAATTTATAATTTAGAAAAAGATGTAGGTTATAAAATAAATTTTAGTAAATTAAATACAAAGCTAGTAGAAAAAGCAACTAAAATGAATTTTGCTGGAGTAAATTATAGTTCTGCATTATGGACTAATAAAGATAATTTAATGACAATATTAAATCAATCAATACCTCAAGGACTTGCTTTAGGTTATAATCCTAAAAAATTAGCTGAAATAACAAGTAAAAAATTACAAACTAATTACAATAATACAGTTAGACTTATTAGAACCGAATACAATTTCATAATGAATCAAGCAACAAAAGATAGTTATAAAGCTTGCGGTATTGGACAATATCAAATACTTGCAACATTAGATGATAGAACAAGTGAAATATGCCAAGAAATGGATTTACAGATATTTAATTATAATGAACTAGAAGTAGGAGTAAATTATCCACCATTTCACCCAAATTGTAGAAGTACAACCATACCATATTTTGAACCTGATGAAATAGATGAAGAATTTGGAATTGGAACAAGATTAGCAAAAGATAAAGATGGAAAATATTATGAAATTCCAGCTAATATATCATATAAAGAATGGAAAGAAAAATATTTATAATAATTTTTAGAAAATATTATATAATAATAGTATAATATATTAAAATATTAAAGAAGGAGATTATCAAATGGAAGATAATACAAATACTCAACAAACAGTTGAGGCAAACCCAAATGGGGCAACAACACAAACAACACCTCAAATAAATGAGGGCAATCAAACAACTACTCAACCTCAAGCAACAAATGAGGGCAAAACATATTCTCAACAAGATTTAGACAATATTGCAGCAAAAGCAAGAGGAACAGCTGAAAGAGAAACTAGAAGAAAACTATTAGCTGAACTTGGTCTAAAAGATGGAGAGGAAGATAAGTTACTTGCATATAAAGAAGCTTATCAAAATAGTTTATCAGATGAAGAAAAAAGAGCAACAGAAATTGCAAATATTCAAGCTGAAAACTTAAAATTAACACAGGACCTTGAGGAAAAAGATTATACTATCAAAGCTTTAATCGAATTAACAGGAAAGAACGAAGAAGATGTTGACAAAATAGTAAAAATGGCAAAAGGGTTAAAAACAGCAGATAATACTATTGAAGATGCTATCAAAGAAGTAATTTCAATGATAAAACCAGCTGAAATAACTACTCCTGCTACAACAGTAGAAGTAAATCCAAATATGCCATCAGGACAACCTATTCAACAGCCGTCAACAGTTTCTATTGATGTGCAAGATAATCCTTTTAAAGCTGGACCATCTTATAATTTAACTAAACAAGGTCAAATATTAAGAAGTAACCCTGAATTAGCAAAGAAATTAGCAAGTGAGGCAGGAGTTACATTAAAATTTTAGGAGGAATTAAAAAATGGCAGTTACAAAAATTCAAGATGTAATAGTACCAGAGATTTTTACACCATATGTAATAGAAAAAACAGCAGAAAAATCAAAAATATTACAATCTGGTATAGCAGTAGCAAATGCAAAATTAAATGAATTAGTTACAGCAGGTGGACTAACAATGACAATGCCTTTCTGGCAAGATTTACAAGGAGACGACGAAGTTTTATCAGAAGATAAAGACTTAACTCCAAATAAAATTGCAGCAAAGAAAGATATTGCTTGTTTATTAATGAGAGGTAATGCTTGGGGTTCTAACAACCTAGCTGGAGCATTAGCTGGAGATGACCCACAAGCAGCAATAGCAAGTTTAGTCGCAGATTATTGGGCAAGAAAAGAACAAAAAACATTAGTATCAGTTTTAAAAGGTGTTTTTGCAAGTGATTCAATGAAAGACCACGTATTAGATAAATCAACAGAAAAAATTGATGGAAATATCGTATTAGATGGTAAACAATTGCTTGGAGATAATGCAGAGCAATTGCAAGCAATTATGATGCATTCAGCAGTTTATACAGAATTACAAAAACAAAACTTAATTCAATATACAACAGTACAAGGACCAAGTGGTTCTCCAATAACAATACCAACATATTTAACATATAGTGTAGTTGTAGATGATGGAATGCCAGTAGAAGATGGTGTTTATACAACATACTTATTTGCTAGAGGTGTTATTGGTAGAGGTGAAGGAACACCAGTTTCTATGGTTTCAACAGAAACAGATAGAGATTCATTAAACTCAGGTGGTGTTGATTACTTAATCAACAGAAGAGCTTTCGTATTACATCCATATGGAATTAGATGGGTTGGAACACCAGCAGAAGAAACACCATCAAATGAAGAATTAGCAACTGGTACAAACTGGGAAAGAGTTTATGAATCTAAAAATATAGGATTAGTTGCAATTAAACATAAAGTTGCCTAATCAAATTGAGGAGGTAATAACTTATGAGTTTAGCATCATTTAACAGAATGAGAAGAAAAAGAGAAGAAGCTGAAAAAGTAAAAGCTCTTGAAGTAACAGAAGAAGTAGTTAAAACACCAACAGAAGTTATTGAAGAAGATAAATCAACAGTAACAGAAGATACAGAAGAAACAACTACAAGAAGAAGAACAACTAGAAGACGTAATTAATTAAGGAGTTATATCAATGGATAATGATGAGCTAATTATTGATATTTTAAAAGATTTTAAGCTTTATAACAATATTGATAATGATGATAAGAATGATATTTTTAAATTATATATTAAAAAAGCAATTCAAAGTATTTTAAATCTAACAAATAGATGTGAATTTCCAGATGAGCTTAAATATGTAGTTTTAGATATGGTAAACGATTTTTATTTGACAAATGTATCTCAATTAAATTTAGCAAATGAAGATTCAAATTATGTTAAACAAATATCAGAAGAAGGAAGGTCAGTTACTTTTGGTAATATGACAGAACTTGCATTAAACTCATTATTATCTAACGATATAGCAAATAAATTAGAAATGTGTAAAAAAGAAATAAACAAATATAAGCTATTATATAAAGATAGAAGACAAATCCCATTATCAGATTCTAAATTTTATCTGATGGCTGAAGGAGATATTAATGGACAAAGTTAATTTTGGTATTATATCAAAAGCATTAGAAGTATTAGATACTGATAAAATGGATATAGGAAGAAGAGTAGAAATTGAAAATCCCGATGGAACAACTGGAGAAACAAATCCAGAAAATCCAATTTATACAAATATTCCTTGTCATATATCTTTTGTATCAGCAGATAATCCAGATTCTAATTCTGTTGATACAAAACCAATAATAACTGGATTAAGAATAAATTGTTCTTTAGATGTAGATTTACAAAACGGTGACTATATAACAGCAAGTAAGCTTAATGCAAGTGGAGAAGTTTTAGAAGTTTATAAAGGAATAATTGGTTTTCCAACTGTAACTGAAAGTAGAAAATCAGCTGAAATGGAAATGAGGACTGATGTTTAATGGCAAAAAATAGTGGTTTTGATTTTAAAGAATTTGAAAAATATTTAAAAAAGTTTGATGAAATACCTAAAGATTTAGAATTATTTTTAGAAGATTTTTTATTAGATATAGGACAAAGGGTAATTGAAAGAGTAAAACCTAGAACCCCTGTTGATACAGGAACTTTAAAAAATAGTTGGAAAATATCAAATATATCAGTAGGAAAAACTGAGCTATCAGTAGAAATTTTCAATCCAATGGAATATGCTTCTTATGTAGAATATGGGGCTCCTAATAGAAATGGTACTTGGAGAAATGGAAAATTTATGCTAACAGTTTCGATTGATGAAATTAGACAACAACTTCCAAAACGATTTGAAAAAGAATTTAATCAATATTTAAAAAATAAGGGGATAGAGTAATGTTTGAAGTTATAGGAGAATCTATCAAAAGTGCTACATCTATTAAATTAGGTGAGATTTTTGGTAAAGATATTAAAAGGTATAAGGAATCTGTAACAAATTTACAATATCCTCATTTTTTTATATATCAAGTATCAGCAAGTATAGAACCAGATACAAGAAATAGATGGAAAATCAATTATTTAATAAATATTCGTTACAGATATGTACAAGACACTAGCACAATCACTAATTTAGAAGAAAAATTAGACGCTATCGGTTTACAATTAATGACAGAATTTAATACAATTCAACTTGAAAAACCTATAAAAGTAACAAGTGCAAGATATGAAAAAGCTGATGGTGTTTTACAATTTTTCTGTAATGTTATATTAAGAATAATGACAGAATTAACAGAAGAACAAAAGATGGAAATTTTACAATTAAATCAAAAATTAAAAGAGGAGGATAAATAATGGCTGGAGGAA